TACTTGCGTCAAATGATGATGTGAAAAATTTATGCATTATAGTGCTCTTCCTTTAATATCTTTATTTGGGTACTTAACTTCAAAAACACAAGGGTCTAATGATGGATATACAATCTTATCTTTAGTTGCTTGGTCTATATTGTATTTGTTTGTAGAATAGTTGCCATCACCACCACAAAGATTGTATATCTTAACCGATGGTACACTCATAACTCCCTCTACGTTTGCTAATATTAATTCTATTTCTGAAAGATTTATTGGTTTATTAAATGTCCAATTATCTATGTTAAAATAATCTTGCAATTGTATTAAACAATTTGTTATTACTTCATTTTTATTATAATTAGAATAACATATTACTTCAAAATCACATCCAATGTTTACAATAAATCCATTTAATAAATTTACAGAATCAGTCATTAAACGATATTCACCTAAATAAGTTTTAAGATTTTGTTTAATTGCCGTATTTAAATTTGTAAGTTTTTTATTACCATCGTATCCTAACACATACATATTAATTGCAAATGGGTTATTTATTTCCGATATTGCAGAACGTTTTTGTGAAAGATATTTAACTAATTCTTTTTGAACTTCAGATTGTGATTTTCCCTTTAATCCATCAACTAATCCAACAAATTCTGTAATATATTTTGGATTTGCAAGAATTGATGCAGGAGAGTTATTATCAACTTCACCATCTGGACTAACATATACTTTTGCAATACTACCATATCTTTCTGGCATAGATAATGCTCTAACAATATAGTCTTGTCTTGTTACTGCTCTGTTTTGAGAACCAAATGAACCTAATGCATTTTGTCTAATTTCTTCAATTGATTCGGCTCCTCTACCACCAATTGCCGGTTCTAAGTTTTCAACTATAACTGATGTTTTTATATCATTATATGAATTTAATAAATCAGATGGAATTGATAATAAATCTTCTTCAAATTCAATTTTTCTAATTGTAGTTAAATCACCTGTATTAATATTTGATTCAATACCACCACCAACTAAATATTTTATTAAAAAAGTTTTTCCAGCAGGAGATATACCAAATGTATTTGTTTTTAAAAAATTAGATGGGTCAATTCCTTTATTTAATCTTTGAATTGTATTTGCTAATCCTAATCCTATATTTTTTGTATTAGGTAATATTTGCTCATCCGTCAAACCACTACCACCTCCACTACCAAATTGTAAATCAAGTGTGTTATCGGAATTTACTTTGGTTGAAAATCTACGAGGTACTTTTTGTACTTCTAAAACATAAGGAACTGAGCCAGAAAAATCACTTAAATCCGAATTATATGATGTATTTGGTTTTTCAACAAAAATACTTTCTTGTGCCAAATAAGGAACTTCATACCATATTTCATTTGTATTAGAATCTGTAACAGAAGTTATTTCTATAACATTAGAATCATTTAATGTTGTAGATGGGTAATCTGTATCTGTTCCTTGAAATGTAATTGAAGTTGACACTTCTCTTGCGGATATAGCTTTAACAGTTTTTGAAATTAAATATCTTGTTGGATTACCATTACCATCTCTTTCAAATACACTAACGGAATTACTATCGGTTTCTGCAAAATTAACAGAATCTGTTGTTCTAAATATTATATTACTATTAGTTAAAGATTGAATTTCCATTCCAGACTTTATTCTTAAATAATATCTACTGTCTGGCACACTATTTGCCCCAACACCAACTGATGGTACTAATTGATAAACTGTAATAGTTGTTACTGCGGGAGATGATATTTTTGGTTTATATCCCATTGCTTGAGCCAATGCTATAACGTTTTTACGTTCAGTAGCATATGCTAACATTGATTCTTTTAATTGAACATCTTGATAAAATGATAAAATATCACCGATGGAAGCAGCATGCTCTATAAATATTGTACCTGGTGATGAATCTGAAAAATCAGCATACGAATTTGGAAAATAAGTTTTTGTATAATCTATTAAATTTTGCTTTAATGAAGCAAAATCTTTACCAAGATAACTTATCTTTTTATTATCGTTTCCCCAATTTTTATCTATAGGTTTAATTGCCATTATTAATTATTTACATTTATTTGTACTGAATCACCTAAATTTGGGTTTGATACTAATGAAAATTTAATATCCAATCCAATTGTATGATTATCTATATCATTATTATCATAATCAAATAATATTTCATCTATATTTAAATAAGGTAACCAAATAGATACTGCATCAATTATTGTAGTTTCTATTTTTTTATCTATTTGTCCTTCAATAATTGGCTCAAATAATAATTTCCAAATATCACAACCAAATTCAGGATTCATAATTCTTTCACCTTTGTGCGTAAGAATTAGATTTTTTAAATTATCTTTTGCTTGAGTTAAAGTTGTATAATTAACAGGGAATATTCCATTAGAATTTGATGTTTTATTTATACCAATTCCTATTATTTTATAGTCGTTCTCCGCTAAATCTTGTACTTTTACTTTACCAAGTTCTAAAGCCATTATTTAAATCTTTTTACTAATTCTGAATAATCTCTTGTTAATGCTTTCATAGTTGCATCTTGCAATGCATCTCCAGTTGATTCCAATTGTTGTGGTATAGCTTGTGGAACACCTGAATCTCTGTAATCCATAGTTTCCCACCCATCTTCTTCAACACTCATTTGTGGTTGTAACATATCTAATACACTTGCACCACTACCCATTCCTCCTTCTGCTCTTTGTTCGGCTGAAAATGGAGTTGTCATATTTAAAATCTCATTTATCATCGGGTCTTTTGAGAATTCCCTTTGAGGTTGTTGATTTCTTTGTGGTTGCACAGATGTTCTGCTTTTTTGTAAAGCAGCACTTGCCGCAGCAAATGGGTCTGTAGTCCTAATTGCTTCCTTTAATGTAGGAGCTTGTGGTTTTTTGTTAGAATTTAATGTAACTACACCAGATTTAACCAATTTTGTTATTTCTGAAATAACTTGTTGTCTAACCTGTGTTTTAACTTCATTCTTAACCACTTCTTTAATAAGTGATACTAAAATGTCTGATTTCATAGTAAAATGTATTCGTTATGTTAATAAATATAATAAGTTAAAATTTATCCCCCAATTGATTTTGTGGTAGTTGGTGCAGGAGGTCTTTGAGCAATGGTTTGTGATAGAGTATCGGTTGCCGCAGTTAATGAATCTTTTAAATTTTGTTTTATTGCAGCTGAATCTAATTTTCCACCTTCAACTAAACCACCCGCAACATCTGTTATAGTTCCAGCCACAACATCACTTATAGTTGTATTTCTTCCTGCCAATCCTGCTTCCACTAAAGCAGCTGCTCCTTCTGCTCCTAAAACTGCCAATGCCTTTGGTGATGTTGCAACTTTAACTGCAGATTTTACACTTGCTTTTAATGTATTTTTTATTGTACTAGCTAAATTATTACTTTTTACAACGGATACTGGTTTTACAAAATATCCAACATATGGTAAAATACCCGGAGCAGGAGGAGCAGGTGGTGGGTATTGTGAAAGACACGTTATTATACCACTAACTGTTAATAAATGTAAAGATGCACTTGCAATAAAACTCATTAACCAGGGTTGAACTGTTCCCATAGCAGGTATTGTTATAGGTGTCCAAATACCAGGAAATATATTTATACCAAGTGTAGTTTGTATATTTTTTACAGTTCCTATACATGGAATTGTTGGAGTATCAATTAATGTTGTAAAAGCGGGTGTCCAATATGCTAATATAGCAGGACCTATATCTCTTAATAAATCTCCATTTTTATTTATAGATGTTGCTTTTAATATGGTCATTAAAGTTGCAAACATAAGTGGTTTATTTCCTAAACCAATTGGCATTCCACCTATTATAGTTTTACCACCTCTTATAACTTTATCGTATTCATCTGTTAATAATTTTGCAAATAAAGTATTATCAGCTGTATTTTTTATAGAATTTGCAGTTTCGGCATCTAAATTTTTTTCAATACCAACAGTTACGGCGGCAGATGTTAATCTTTTAACAACCATAACTTCTTCCATATCTAATGCCATATTTAAAT